AATAAGTGGAAAGACAAGGAAGTGAACACGAGGGACTGGGTAATTAAGAACTACTCGGAGTACGTGTACGCAAAGCAAATGAAGGAAGGAATATTATCTATATGCAAATAAGTGTTATAACACCAAGTATTAGACCGAAGGGACTAGAGGTTACGTTTAAGACCCTACAAAAGGCAGGGCATCCAGATATTGAATGGGAGTGGCTACCGAGACTATCCGTCCCCGGTAAAACCACAGACCTCGCTTACCAGATGAACACAGCACTCGACGAAGCAAAGGGTGAGCTGGTTGTGTTCTTACAAGACTGGATACGCATCATGCCTACAGGACTCATTAACTTCTGGGAGGCTTACCAAAAGGATAAGACCAAGTGTTTCACTGCACCTGTTGGGAAGATACAAGACGAACGGCGCATAATGACCACGAAGCTAGACGGCGACAATAAAGATATTAAATGGGATTGGAGACCCTTCTGGCCAGATGAGAAGACAGACTTCCACCGATGGGAGATAGACTGGGGGTGCGCCCCAAGGAAACTTCTATTAGAAGCAGAGGGATTTGATGAGATATACGATGAGCGAGGGTTTGGATGGGAGAACGTAGACACGGCGTACAAGATGCACAAGCTGGGAGCTACGTTTGGATGCTTGAACAAGAACATAGCGGTAGCATGGGATCACGACTCTCACGTGGAACACCCGTACAAGGACAAGCCGAACAGAGACCTGTGGATAACTCGCAAGGAAGTATTAGACCTTAAATATGGAAACGGTTGATGTAGAACTGTGGACACCGCACGTAAACCAGCAGAAGATCATAGATTGTAATAAACGGTTTGCGGTTATTGTGTGCGGTCGGCGGTTCGGTAAAACATATCTAGCAGTGAATAAGCTAGTAGAAGACGCTCTCGATACAAGGGGCGGGCTGTTCTTTTATATCGCACCAACATATAGGCAGGGAAAGATGATTGCTTGGGAGCTACTGAAGAGCCAAGCGCGGGTATTGCCGGACGTACTGGTAGCTAAGATCAATGAGTCCGAGCTATCCGTGGAGTTTGTGAATGGTGCAAAAGTCAACATTAAAGGGGCAGATAACCCTGATTCACTCCGTGGTGTGGGTTTGCATGGCTGTATCCTCGATGAGTACGCAGACATGAAGAGCAACGTATTTTCGCATATTATTAGGCCTACACTACTGACGACGCAGGGTTGGTGTTGGTTCATTGGTACACCAAAGGGATTCAACCACCTCTACGATGTTTACACCGAAGCACAGACAGATGAGCGCTGGGCGACGTTCCATTTCACAAGCTACGACAACCCCCTCATACCAGATGAGGAGATAGACGAGGTGAAGAAAAAGGGGAACCCTGACGTGTTCCAGCAAGAGTACATGGCGGAGTTTAGGAAGATGACTGGGCTTGTTTACAAAGAGTTCGATAGGCAGACTAATGCAGAATGGTATAATAAGACTAAGCCAGATCATTTTGCATCTGTGTTTGTAGGAGTCGACTTTGGTTTTACCAACCCATCAGCCGTTTTGGCTATAGGTCAAGACAGAGATAAGCGTTTTTATGTATTAGATGAGTGGTACGAAACAGGGAAGCTAACAGCAGACATTATATTGCAGGGTAAGCGTTTTATGTCCGATTATGGCGTAAATTACTTCTATCCTGATTCGGCTGAACCTGATAGAATAAAGGAGATGGAGAACGAAGGACTCTATGTTCGGGAGGTAAACAAAAGCATCGTTCCAGGTATTGACCGCATACGTTCCTTAATCAAGGAAAAGAGGCTATTCATTAACCCAGCGTGTGCAAATACCATTTCAGAGATAGAAATGTACCGATACCCAGAAGACAGGGACGGTAAATCTAACAATGAAGTACCTATTGACGACTATAATCACGCACTTGATGCACTTCGTTACGCCATATTCTCTCACGACCCAGTGGACGTTTCCTTGGATAAAGAGGAATTGAGCCTATTTAACGAAGATTACACATAATATGCCGATTAAGCAGGATATTTCTGACAAAATTATAACAATGGTAGACCGAGAGGTATCGGAGTGGCAGGACGCAAACGTCTTTGTTACCGATAAGATCGCCTTTCACATGCGAAACCTCATTAAGAAACTCAGAAAGAACTTCTGGGGGATATTCGATAAACCGAATGACCCATCAGACGGCAACAAGAAAATTTGGATACCACTTACAGAGAGTGTAGTGGACACGGTGGTAAAAAACATTGACCTTGATACAAAAGACATCAATATTCGTGCGAAAAAGGCAGACGCTATTCATTTGACCTCTATTGTGAGGCAGATTGTGAACAATTCACTGGAAGAAATGGAATTTGGGCAATTACTTGATGATTTGGAGCAAACAGTAGCTATTGACGGTACAGCCGTATGGAAAACGATTGAGGTCACAGGATCAGACGGCAAGAAACATGCAAAGGTGATACCGGTAGACCTGCTAAACTTTTATATTGACCCAGCATCAGAGAACATCCAAGAGTCTGACGTTATCGAGCGGTCGCTCATGACGCAGGAGGAGTTCATGTCGATGGACGGATGGGAGAACAAAGAGGATATCGTAGCCTCTACAGAACTCCACAGAACAGACCGAGATCTATCAAACAGTGCAGGGAACACAAAAGCAACGCCACTTATTGAGGTGTATGAGCGTTGGGGTAAGATCCCGAAAGACCTTCTTACAGGAAAGGAAAGTGACAAGGACAAGTGGGTAGAGTCTCACATAGTTGTATCTGGACTGGATAGCGGAGGAGCGGTTCACCTTATCGAAGAAAACAAAGAGGCTGACCTAATTGGTAGACCGGTGAAGCCTTACGAGGAATGTTGGTACAAACGTGTTAAGTCTCGTTGGTACGGTCGAGGTGTAGCGGAAAAGGTGATGTGGATGCAACTTTGGATGAACACAACCGTAAACATCCGTATAGCAAGGGCAAGAGTTTCACAGTTAGGGCTGTTCAAGGTTCGTGCAAACTCAGGAATCACACAAAGCATGCTCTCACGGCTAACAGTTAACGGAGTTGTGAAGGTAAAGGACATGGGAGATATTGAGCAGATGATCGTACAGGAAGCGTCAGCAGCTAGTTACCGAGACGAAGAAACAGCGGGATCATGGGCGCAAAGAGTTACAAGTGCCTTCGAGTCTGTAACAGGCGAGCAACTACCAGCATCTACTCCAGCGACGAACGCAGTGCTTGCTAGTCGAGGAGCGCAGAGCGAGTTCGTGAAGGTAAAGGAACAGGTAGGATTCTTCTTGCAGAGGTGGATGACACGGCAGATTTTACCGATCATTGCACGTAATCTTAAAAGAGATGATATACTGCGCGTAACAGGAGATATTAGAGACTTACAGGAGACGGATAAGTACCTTGTAAACAGCCTACTGGCCAAAGAGATCGGTAAGATGAACAGCGAAGGACGACTGTTTGATATAGATAAGGCTCGGAAGATGCAGGAGAAAATGCTTACGAAGCTAAAGGCACAGAAAGATCAACGGTTCTTCAAGCTAACGGATAAGCCAGACTTTACGCAGTACGACCTCAAGGTATTCATTACGAACGAAGAGATCGACAAGTCTGTACTCGTGCAGAACCTTATCTCTGTACTGCAAACCGTATCCGCAGCACCAGACTCAGGACTTGACCCGCGACTAATCCTCGAACAAATATACGATGTTATGGGATTAGATGTATCGCAGCTTAGAAAAGAGCAGACCCCACCAGAACTACAGCAATTACTGGCAGCAGCTCAGGGGCAGACAGCAGGAGGAGTACAGAACGCGACAGCGGGTCAGGTTCCTAGCCAAGCAGGCCCACCGACAGGGACACCTCCTCTACCTAGTGCAGCCACGATTCAGCAAGGAGCAACAACAGTATGAGTACACTTCAAAGCAGGCTTACTCGTAAACGCAAACGCCCCAGCCTGGTAGAGAGGCTCCGCTCGACACAAGAGCGAGAAGATTCTGTACTAAACCAGCCACTCAGAACAATGGCTAAGCGAGTAGACCGCATAACAAATACGGAAAAACTATGACCGAAAGACTAAGCAAAGAAGACAGTGAGCTGATCCAAAAGCACGACAAGCTGAAGGGTCTGCTCTCATCAGAAGCGTGGCAAACAGTACGAGATGATCTACTGAGAAGTCTTGCTAAGCAAAACTATATTTCTAGGATTGACTTAACAGGCGAAACATCACCGGATGACTTCATGCTTAGGATAAAGGCGGTACAGCTTGCCACAGACCTCGTGGTGGAATGGCTAGATGAACTCTATAGGTTCGTGGAAGTCGTCGGCGAGAATAAACAAGCGTTTAACCGCGTTCAGGAAGAAGAAATGATCGTGAGGTTTACGGATCGTAACTCCGCGTAGGAGGGCAAAGCCCTCTCCGTGGGTCTATGACCCCAGTAAATCACTTTAACAACTGTGTATGAGTGGAGACATTCCCTTAGATGCCCTCACCGAGGAGCTTGGCGGCTCAGCGGACGGCAGCAAGGCTGTTGATACTAGTCAAGAGTCAGAAAGCGGCGAGTCCACGCCGGAATCATCTGATGATGTGAGAACCGCCATCTCACAAGCACTCGGTAAAGAGTACAAATCTGCCGAAGACGCTCTCAACGCCATTAAAGAAACCCAGAATTTCGTAGGAGAGGCTGGTAAATATAAAAAACTGGCAGAAAGAGTAGCTTCACAATTTGGAGGCGACTTAGATGAAGCCTTAAACAAACTCAATATGGACAACGAAACAAGTGCAGTGCCGGAAAAGGCGGAGGAACCAAGTGTGGTTTCACCGACCGATGATCTACAGAAGCAAGTGGAGGAACTACGTTTTCTATCGGAAAACCCAGACCTCAAGCCACATATGGACACTTTGCGAGAACTCAAGGGAACGACTGGAAAGACGTTGACCGAGGTAGCAGATTCCGACATTTTTCAGAAAGTAAAGGCTCAGGACGAAGCGTCGCAGCAGAAGAAGGTTTTACAACCTAACTCAAGACTAGGCAGTGCAACAGACGCAATGGGCAAAGCCAGAGAACTCGTGAACGAGAACCCTAAGGCGGCTCAAAAGATGGCCGTAGATGCCACTGTAAGTGCTATTTTCGGTAAATAGTCTGGTGTGCAGCCGTAATCTACAAATATGGCTGATACAAGAACTTTAATGTCCTACGGGGACGTATCGGCAAGAGAAGATGTAGTAATGAACGCAGTCGAGATCTTGACAGCAAAGGAAAATTATTTCCTTACGCGTCTTGGTCGAACAAAAGCAATCGACACAGTTCACCACTACCTAACGGACACACTCGCTACAGCAGCTTCTCAAGCTGTTGGTGAAGGTGAAAGTTACACAGCTCTTGAACGATCAACCCCTTCACGTCTAACTAACGTGGTTGAGAACATCGCGATTCCTTTCAAGGTTTCACGAACTCAGCAAGAAATTGACCACTACCATGGTCAAGACGAACTAAAACGTCAAACACAAAAAGCATTAGCAGAATTTGCTAACGCAGCAGAGTTTGACCTTGTACGTTCAACACTCGTATCTGGTGTTTCAGGTACAGCTCCAAAGATGAGTGGTATTATCGAGGCTATTTCTAAGTCTTCAAACACTACTGCACATACTTCTGGGACAGCATGGAGTGCTTCAATTCTTGATGGATTGATGCGTGACAACTGGGATAACTCTAACGGAGATATTGCAACAGAACTTCACATGGGATCATTCCTTCGATCAAAGACGGATGACTTCACACAGAAGAGTAACGTTGTGGTAAACAACGCCGCAGGACAAACGACTATCGTTCGTACTGTGTCAACTTACCAAACTGCATTTGGAACACTGCAGATCAACACTCACCGGTACCTACAGCAATCTGCTGATGCTACTGGACGAGTATTGGCTGTGAACCCAAGTAAACTCGCTCTTGCCTTCCTCAAGATGCCGTACATCGATACGGAACTTGCTCGTGACGGTGACTTCGACTTCTACGCGGTAGCAGGTAAAATGACGCTAGAGGTACAAAACCAAGATTCTAACTGGTTCGCCAGTGGGTTCGATAAGGACTAATGATTGGTTCCTTTTCCTCGTCTTCGGGCGGGGAGGGATGAGCTAAACATTATGAAAAAAAATCAAGTCAGTGATGCAAGGAGGTGGTTAGATAAACACGAGTCCGGCACGGGTACTGAGAAAAAGATTGTGGGTGTCGTAAAGGAGTACATACGACTATTCCCTAGTGAGTTTGAGGACTTTAAGGGCGTAATGAGGCAAAAGAAGAGGAAGATAGACGGCGTGTCCAACAAGTTCGCACAGGTGCAGGGGTCAGATATTATCGAGCGTCACCTTGCCGAGTGGCCCGAGACCCTTGAAATGGCACTCAGACTTCAGCTACACAAGGACGAGTACGATTGGCTAAGAACAACAAAAGGGATCAGCTGGTTCCTCAAGAAATTTCCTGTTTTCCGTATAACCCATTCAATTTAATATGCAAGAACCTAAAATAGCTCTTTCAATGATCGTAAAAGCCTCAGATGATGAGGCTGAATTGCTAAAAAGATGTCTTACACACGCCGCACCACACGTTGACGGCATTTTTCTTACCATTACCGGAGAGAACAAGAAGTGTGAGGAGATAGCGAAGTTCTTTAAGGCGACCGTGAGTCACTTTGAGTGGGTAAATGACTTCTCGGCAGCAAGAAACTTTGCAATGGAGCAGATCACAGAGGATTACACGCACTGGACATGGCTAGATTGCGACGATGTACCTCGAAACTACGAGAAGATACGGGACGTACTGAAAGAAAACCCTGATGTAGACGCGTATAGTGTTGCGTACCTCTACGATTTTGATGAATACAATAACCCAGTGGTCGTCCACTACAAGGAGCGCATCTTCAAGAACGATGACTGCGTAACATGGAAGGGGGTACTGCACGAAGCACCAGACCCTAACAGACAGCTAGATATTAGGCGGTTTGATGGTATCGACGTACTTCACCTGTACGAAGATGGCGCACGAGAGGAGAAGAATGAGCGAAACCTTGAGATCGCAGAACAAGATGCTAAGGACAAGCCAGAAGACCCGCGAACACTATGGAACCTAGCATGCGCACTGATGGGTGCGGGAGAGATAGAGGATGGGCTGATCGTTTTTGAGGAGTTCATCGACAAGTCACAATCTGACGAGGAGATATTCCTAGCTCATATAAGGATTTCCGACATGCTTAGCGATAAAGGAAAGTTCCTAGAGGCGTTACATCACGCTCGCATTGCTATTGGTATGCGCCCAACATTCCCTGACGGTTATCACATGGCGGGGCGATCTTGCTACTTCCTTGATAGACTGGCGGAAGCGAGAGATTACATTGTTCTTGGGCTTGCTCAGATAAGCCACGGACACGATAAGCCGTATTCTCGAATGATCGTGTATAACCCCCGAGCATACGACTACATACCTCTTCACATGCTTGCAGCCGTTTACGACAGACTAGAGATGCCTGCAATGGCACTTGCGGCACTGCAGGCTTGTGCTGAGATCATGCCGAAGGATAAACAACTCAAGGAACGAGTAGAGCGGATGACCGAACGAGCAGAAATGTATGAAGAATACTATAAGAAAATAGAGAAGATTAAGGATCTGGAAGGTGAGGAGCTACGAAAAGCAATTGATGCATTACCTATAGAGATGCAAAGTCACCCGATGGTATGCAAACTGCGGAATGAAAATCTAGTGAAGACGGAGTCGTCAGGAAAAGACCTTGTGTACTACTGTGGCTATACAGAAGAGCAATGGGACGGTGAAACAGCACGAACCAAGGGGCTAGGAGGCTCTGAGGAGGCTGTAGTTAACCTCTCAGAGGCTTTTGCGGCGAATGGGTGGAATGTTACGGTATACAACAACTGCGGCGGTTCTGAGAGCAAAATAGGCGGAGTTACCTATAAGCCGTTCTGGATGTGGAACTATCGCGATAAACAGGATGCTGTGATTCTTTGGCGATCAGCGAGAGCGTTAGACCATGAGATCAACTCGGAGAAGGTGCTACTAGACCTACATGACGTGATCCCAGCAGGAGAGCTGAACAAGAGAAGGATTGCCCGTGTAGACACTATTCTCGTTAAGTCTATGGCTCACAGAGAGCTATTCCCTGAAGTGCCGGACGACAAGTTCAAGGTGGTACAAAATGGTATCCACTGGAAGGATATGCAGGGCGATGAAGAGCGAGATCCAATGCTACTCATCAACACATCATCACCAGACAGGTCAATGATGACGCTAGTAGACCTATTCGCAGAGGTAAAGAAGGAAGTACCAGAAGCAAGGCTGGAGTGGGCATATGGATTCCATGTGTTTGATTCTGTTCACGCATCTCACTCTAAGCAGGGTGAATGGAAGAAAGAACTCGTTAAGAAGATTGAGGAGACGGACGGGGTAACAGCACTTGGACGTATTGGACACAAAGACGTAGCAAAGCTCTACCAAAAAGCTGGGGTATTCGCATATCCTACAGCGTTCTTTGAGATTGACTGTATATCTGCACGAAAGGCTCAAGCAGCAGGAGCAGTGCCAGTTGCTACAGACTTTGCCGCTCTAAACGAGACAATCCAGCACGGAGTGAAGGTGAAAACGGATGTAGATAAGGAAAATTGGGGTAAACCGTACGCATTTGACTTCGGACTACAAGATGTGAAGGCGCGGGAAGAATGGGTAAAAGCATGCGTAAAAGCACTGAAAAACCCCCCTACTGACGCAGAAAGAGACGAGATGCGTCAAAACATGATAAAATATGATTGGGAGTCCATTGCGAACCAATGGATTGACTTACTTTCGTAATATGCAAGCAAACGACACAGCATTTGACAAAACGGGCGTTGGTGACGTGGAAATGGGGGCTAAATTGTTCAATTTGTTAAAGATTAACCCACTTGTCCTCTCAACAAACCCGTCTGATGCAGAGAAAATGAAGAGAATCATCGCCTTCGCTGAGAATTTTCAGGATTCAATCGGTGAAATACGACGTGTGGCCTTGAATAAAAGGAACAATGAGCTAAGCACGCTCGACGTAGTAGCAGAATATACAGATATCGCTACCAGAAGGCATGCACTACAACAAGAACTAGCACAAGCGGAAGCCGACTTACAACCATTTATTACATAGTATGAACGAATTTCAGATGATGGCAGGAGCACCACCAAAAAAGGGGCCATATGAAGTACAGGCGGCCGCCGATGGCAGCTTACCCTTCGTATCTGAGGGAACACTCACAACAAATACGACAATAAACATAAATGCAGGGCTTAGTGCGAATGCAAAGAACGTCTTTCTTATAAACGATGGGTCAAACACCCTAACCTACAAAATATCAGTAGACGGGACGACGTTTAGCGACGCTATAACGCTCAAAACAGACGAATACAAGGTATACAGGAGGGATATACATAGCATACAGCTTATCCACTCATCTAATACGGACTACAGGATAGAGGCATATGCTTAGTACAAGCGAGGTAACTTTCGGTACAAAAGGCGGTGGAGGGGGACTATCAAGCCCGTTCACGTCAGATAATATATATAATACAGATGTATTCTCCATTTTTGGTACAAGCAGTGAATGTTCAATAGGTCACGTTGCTACAGGAGCAGGAGC